CACCAGTCTCGTACTGCTGAGATCGGATCTGTTGAACCTGAGCCACACCAGCCGCGAGAGCCGCTGCTGCTGCTATCGGAGCCACGAGCCAACCAATCGCTGGAATCGTTGCAGCGGAGGCATAGGCAGCCCCGGCAGATCGGTAGGCATCGATCAATGCTGACGCAATCGCGAACGCCTTGTAAGCCGCGAAGCCCTTCTTGCCAAAAGCCTTCGCGACTGTGGCCAAGTCGCCGAACATATTACTTGTAGCCGCAAGCTGCGCGTCTCTGAGTGCCTTCTTCTTGGCCTCAAGTTCCAACGCATCCTGGTATTCTTTTTCCTGAGCTGCGACAATGGCCGCGTCTCTCTGCTCAAGATATAAAGCCTGCGCGTCCAACTTCAATTGGTCCGCCTCTTCGTTTGTGACCTGAAGCGAATCGATCCTGTCCAGTTGAGCCTGGTAGGCGATTTGTTCCCGCTGCTCTGCTTCTGCGACGTGACCGTACCTTGCCGCAAGAAGCATTTGGAGCTCGTTGTTAATCTTGGACCGGAACGTCGTGAAGTCTGCCGACGCCCTATTGAGTGCATCTGATTCGGCGTCTGGATTTATCAACGTTGATCCATCCGCACCGCCTTCAGTGCCAGCATCTCCCGTGGCTCCCGCTGGCGTCTGCGGAGTCGAAGAGAACCGGTTCATTATCCGCTCCCATGCCGCATCAGCCTTATTGACGATTTCACCAAGAACCTTGTTCCAACTCTTGCGCGTGTTTTCGGATGCGTCTTCGATCAGACCGTTGATAGTGCTGCCCGCTTCGACGAGTCGTGTTTTCGCCTCTCCTGCAACTTCGGTGAACGCTTCCCCAAAAGATGTTTTTATCAGCCCGGCTGCCGCCATGAAGTTACCAGAAACAGCAAGCGATAAAGCTGCCATCAAAGTTTTCACATCTGCGGTCATCGCGCCGAATGCTCTCGATAGCAATCCAACTTCATCGATGCCAAGTCTGACTATCTCAGTTAGTACTTTTCCGAAAGCTATAGTGACCGTGATAATGCTTTCAACCATCGTCACTGCCAGCTTTATAGATGTCACCAATCCAAGAAACAGGGTATCGATCACCGATATGATTCCCTTGATCTTGTCAGTAATCCCCTCGAAATCCTGACTCATTTTATTGATGCTTTCGGTAGCGGACTGGACCATTCCGCGCATCGCCTCGGTTAAACCACCCTCCCCGCCGATCCCCAATGTCACCTCAGTAACCGCCGAAACTAGAAGCCTGAAATCCCCCGTGAGAGTGTCCAGCTTTGTGTCCGCCATTTCCTCCGCTGAACCTTGGGCATCCTCAAGGGACGTGATCAATTCATGAAGCACGTCGACTTGGCCTGAAATAATTTCGGCTCCTGCCGCTTCCCGTGCCTGAAATATGACTGCTGCATCCGTAGCACTTAGATGGGCCGATGCGAGGTTATCGACCGCCTGCTTAAAGCCTACGATCTCCGGGTTTATGTCCCGAACAGTGACTCCGTACTGCTTGAGAACATCTGACGCTTCCGGGGTAATGTTCGAGAGCGCACGGAGAACTTGTCGCAATGCGGTTCCTGATTCTGCGGCGGTGATATTGTTCCGGGCGAGCAAAGTGATAACCGCCGTTGTCTCCTCGATTGAAAGACCGAATTGTTTCGCCGTGGGAGCCGCTTTCTTCATCGACTCGGAAATATCAAAAACGTTCTGGTTGGCACTCTTCGCCGCTTTCGCTAAAAGATCAGTCACTCGAGTGACTTCCGTCACTGGTAGCTGGAAGCCGTTCAGAACACCAAGAGTCGCCTTGGATGCCGTCTCCATGTCTGTAGCTCCGGCGGACGCAAGAAACAGATTGGCTCCTACTTCTTCGAGAATTTGGGAAACGGATCGGCCAGCTTTTGCCAGCGTGTCCATGCCCTCCGCAACCTCATTCGCGTTAAAAACTGTATCGCGCCCAAGCTCCCTAGCCTTCTTCTTAAGAAGATCCATCTCGACGCCAGTGGCCGAAGCGTTCGCTTTCACCGAAGCCATAGCGGTATCGAAGCTGGCTATAGTAGTGACCGCTGCGCGTATAGCGTGGATGCCTGCAAAGCCAGCGATAAACCCTTTCATGCTGGAACCCGCCAGTCCGAAACTGCCCGAAAGTCCGTTTACTTTTGCGCGGAGTACTGAAACCTCTTTACCGAAGACACTCAATGCCGCTTGAGCTTTTGCGGTTACGGCTCTGAATTCGATGATTACGGAAGAGCGTATCGACATATAGGAATTACTACCTTATTTTCCCCTGTTCACGCAATGCCCGTCTTCGAGCGTTCTTACTGGCTATATCGGTGAACAAATGAAGTTGCCGGAGTGTCATGTCTTTACACTCCGACAACGAATAGCCCTCATCCCTCACCAAGTAAGCTATTACTCTTCCGATTTGGTCGCCTTCCCGAACAGGTCGCCCAGGATCTTTCCTAGTTTTTTTTTGCTCGCAATGAGCTCTGGAGTGAAATTTAGCTGAACCGCTGCGGATATGATATTGTCACAATCCACCTGGCCTAGTTGTTCGATCCAATCCCTTTTTCGCTTGGTAGACTTCTCGATCATGAAGATAGCAATATCTTCGATGTTCCCGATCAGTCTCTCGGCGTTCTTTACCAACGCGTCGAAATCTAGATTCCCTTCCACGTCACCTGTCATGTCGGAAACATTTTTGGAAATCAGTTTGTACAGACGAATCGCATCAAATGCTCTGAGTTCCGAAACTTCAACAGCTTCCCCGGATGCCTTTACTCTGACGACTGGTATTGTTTCCCCGCCTACGGTGATCTCTATCACCGGGTCGATTATATCGATCGATTTATCTTCTTTTCCCACAATGATTCCTTTTGGTTATTGATTAAGAAGCGGCACCGGCGGTCAACGTAGTGGCCTCGTTACGCTTCACGACAACTGGTTTCGCAGTGAACAGAAGTCGAAGTGTGAATGTTGCGAACTCTCCCGACTGTTCAGGGAATGCGGTGAGTTGAAGGTTTGCAAGCCCGGTCGACACGCGAAGGGGTTCATCTGAACTCTGATTGAACTCTTCAAGTTCAGCAGTCGCCCGGAACAACGGAGAATTGCCACCGGTCCATGTCTGCAATCCTCGGTCGGCGACATCATAGGTCAAGTCAACATCGTCCGTATCAAGGATGGTACCCGCAGTGTCAGCACCAAGGATAGTGATCCGACCAGTATCGAGATTGACCGTGTAGTCAGTACCGAGGGTTTTCGTGACGGCGGACACCTCGACAACCAACGAAGAGATTGCTCGCTTCGACAACTTGTAGGATCGCTCGCGAGTCACCGATGTAAGTGTCTCGGTAAAGGACGAAGCGGATGCCTGATTGGCTTCCGTGATCCCATTGGCGAGCGCCATCAGCTTGTTCATGTACTCGGCGTTCTCGTCGAGCGTGAATTCATATGCGAAACTGACAGTGTCCATCTGCTCATCGTTGACTCGTCTAAATCCTGACTCAGCGACCATTCGTGTACGAAGCTCGCGAGCCTGTACGTTTGAATAGTCATTGATATTTCCGATGTCAATTTGACCGGTCTCGCCAAGCGGCGTGATCCACAACCTTGCGGTTAATTTCTCGTGGGCTTCGTAATTTCCAACTTCGACTTTATTGCTCATGTTTTGTGGGGGTTAGAGGTTTTTGGGTAAAGGCGGTTTTTCCTCTACGGGTTCTTGGTTGCGGGGGCTTGGGATTTGGAACGTTGGAACTTACAATCGACGAGTTTTCTTTAATGACCTCTATTTGAGTCCTGAGCTTTTCTAACTCTGGAGCCCCTGAATCAAGAATCGCCTTCTTCCTGTTGATCAAAAATTCTGCAGTACCTGGCCCTACCATTATCTTTGAACCTGGAATGTGTTGATGACCATCAACCATGTGGTGGCCCAAAAGTTTTACGATCACTTTATTCATTGCGATAGTGAGTAATCCAGCCCTTCCCTGAGTGCTACAACAATAGGGCGGGCATCGTTAATATTACCGATTTCAAATTGATTCTGTAGCCGTCTGATCACGATCCTTGCGGCCAGAATGTATGCCTGACTTTCCGGGGTGTTCAGGTCTTCGAGGTGAAGGCTTTCGACGATGTCTACGACTGCCAAGAGGTCAAGCTCTTCAGCCTTCTCCACTATGGCGAGTGCATCTCGCGCAATGACAATCTCGCTTCTGTATTCAGGCTTGATCGTCAATAGGATACTCACACCTTCCCCGACATCGCGCGCGTCCTGAACCATGGAATCGATGGGGTATTTACCACCAATACACCCAGTCATTGCCAGTGCAAGAATTATTGGGGCGATCAGCTTTGATGTGTTGGAAGGTTTAGGGTTGGCGTTGGTTCTATACTTCTGCCAGATGCTCCAACCAACTCCGACCAGAGTCATGACTGCGCCGGTTATGAGCCCGCTTTGCTGCTCGTCGATTACCCCTTTGAGTCCAATCGCCCCTCCGCCGGTCGTGATTAGATGACGAATAATTCCAGCCAGAGAGCTTTTCAATGCTTCGTTCATGGTTTGTTTGTCCCTCTCTATGACCCAAAAGTCAATTCCTTAGAGAAGATCGTGATGAATATTAAAGTGCCATCGTCCATGTCTAAGGTTTCGTACACCTTTCCATCTATCTTCAAAAACTCAGCACCGCTGTTCTTCGATTTTCGCCGGAGCTGAGTGATCATCTCGTGATGAGCACGAACCGGGTCCATCTGAAGACCTGACGGAGCGTTGTTTAGCTTCTGATTAACCTCAAGCATGACCGCGATAGAAGTGTCGCTGATAGTTGCCGATCCCCGCTGGTCTCTGAGGTCTCCCTCGAACGGAAGCCCAACAACAAAAACAGCCCCACCGCTGATCTTCGTCTCTTCTATCTCATCCTTCTTTGTCCCGTCGTCTTCAATGACAGGTATAGGGAAACTCGCGATGTAAGTGTTGAGGGGAATCTCTGCCGCTATGACGGACTGAAGTGTCCATGGTTTGATATCTGCGCTCATTAGATCATCTTGAAGGCCCTGCCGCCGATAGCGAATGCTTTTCTAGCTGCCTGGTCCTGCTTCCTCTTTATATAAAGTTGAATGTCACTGCGCGTGGCAACTGCGGCCTTTTCAACCGCGTCCCGCATCCCAGGCTCCTGCATTGCCCTCGCGGCATGTCCAGCATGTCCACCTTCATTGGGGTTCCATGTAAATCTTGTGACGTGTTCGTATTGGTTCCTACCAATGGAGACTCCAGCTCTGGCTAGAGTGTGCCCTGTACGGCTGGTTGATCTATCGCTTGTTCCTATGCTTGATGGGAATCTGCTTGAGACTCCCATGAACTTAGTTCCCATTTCCCTGACCGCGATCTCGCGGCGAATGATCTCTTGCTGAATGTTTAGTGTCCGACCTCCAGACCGTCGAGCACCTTTCTTGGCCCGTCTCTCGCCGACCTCTTTCCTTACTGCGCTGCGAATGCGGATACCCCGCCCGCTTCGGAGTCTTTCAAGAACCGACCTCCTGATCTCACCTTTCTTCGGGGCGAGGCTGAATAAATTATTTCGAATCAAGCGAGCAAAATCACCGCCCTTCTTCGACATAACTTCCGGCCATGTCTTATTGGAAAGTATCTTATACTGAAGGACAGCCTTGTTGAGACTGTCTAGGTTGGAGCTGACGATGATCATCGATCAACTGGAAGAGGGTGTACTGACAAGGCACTCTGAGACATAGGTGATATCCGTAGACCTCAGTGCTTTTGTTACCCGGTGAGTGCGACCGTCCGCATTGACGAACCAATCGCCTTCGACCGGCTGTGAAGTTATTGAAGATTTCAGGATCTCGATTACGGACTTGGTTCGGTCCTCATCCTGGCGCCTCCCGTTGACAATCATTACCTTGGGTTCATCCCCGAGGTAATCCACCACCGCTGAAACAGTTACGACGGCAATCCGGTCGTCGGCTGCATGGAATACGCAAGTCTCCCCATCATCGTCCAGGAGGGTAGTGAAACCCGTCAATCGAAGATCGGAAGCCGCACTCATTTTAAGCGTTCGACTTCAGACGATCGGCCATGCTTCCGGGCGGTCGCCCCCGTCGTGTTCGGGGGGCGACCGTCGGAGGCGCGGGGTCTACCATGTCGGGTACCGCTTCAGGTGCGGGAGGTTCCGTTTCTGAAGCTGTTTCCTGTGAAGGGAAAATTGGATCAGGATTCGAAACCGGTGCGGGGTTTCCAATTTCCGCACCGGTCGGGTCTTTACGAAACTTGATGTGCTTCTCTGCTTTCTCGAAATACTGAACATCTTCGTAACCATTGCCGCCCATTCTGACAAGTTGCCGTCGCACCTCACGATGTGAAGAGATTGGGCACTCCGGGCCAAGAATTAACTCGAACCCTGTTTCACCGAATTTACGACCAATGGTTACTGCTGTTTTCATATTTTGATTATGCGGAGCTGGCTGCGTTGCTGATCAATCCAAGGGCTTTTTCGTTTCCACGATCAAAGCCATAGTTGCACTCGACAACCTGCTTGTCGGTGTCGGTGTCTGCATCACCCCAGTAGCGGTACTCGAATGAGATCCCGAGTTCTGGGTCGACGACGACATCGTAATTCAACAGATCATTCATCACGCCCGGTGCGGGGAGGATCGGGGCGGTCGCAACCAACACGGCGGAAGGCAGACAATAGAAGCCCTGCATGTTCTGAGAGTTGGTTGGGATTCGCGGCGAGTAGAACAAGTCAAACCCGACGAGATTACCAGTCGATCCGTCACGCAATGCTGCGGTCGAACCGCTGTTTAGAGCGTGTCGAAGATCGGTGTCCTTCAAGAGTGATGCCTTGTACTCGTGACCAAGAATCAGGGAACGTCCCATCTCGGGCCAATCAAGACCGTCTGCCTTCTCTGCGAAGTCAACGATGTTGTCGATGTCAAACGATGCTGGGGCAATGTCTGACACCGGCGCGGCGCTGTAGTTCGACTGAGTAAGAACCGTCAAGACATTGTTCCAAACGTCGATAGCCAACTGCTCGGCCTTGAGCATCATGTTCATCTCGGGCTTGAAATACGGCTGCCGTCGGAACTCATCAGACGTGAAGTCCATCGGAATGTATTTCCGCTTGTTGATCGTCACGTCGCGAGAACCTGTATCCGTGTTTCCGCCCATAACGTATCCGTTGGATGCGTTGTAGTCGGTCGAGCTCGTCGTGTCGTTCTCATAGAAAGGAACGGCAACCTTGTTCGTTCCTTCAAGAGGAACATTCCGGAACACTGTAGAGAAGACATTCAGGTTGATGATCCGGCGTTTGAACGCGCGCATGATGTCCGACAGGATCACATTTCGCTTCAAATCGGTGTCGATGGTGTTCGCATTCAACGGACCATTCAGCTTGTCGCGGTGCTGCGCGATCGCGTTTGCGATTGCAGTCGCGTTTCGACTGATCGCCTGAACATCTGGTCGGTTGCCCTTGATCATCGACTTGATCGGTTTGCGAAGGTTTCCGAGATGCGCGAGGACGTCCTGCGGGCTAGATCCAAGGAAATCCACATTGACCGCCGAATTTCCAGGAGGCATCGATGGACGCGCGGACAAATCGTCCATGACCGTATCGTCTGCCATCGCTCGATTGATCCAGTTTTCACGCTGGTTTGCTTCGAGCTGGTCGTTCGAAATCAAATTGTCGATCTTCGCCGAAATGGCAAGTCGGCGCTGAGACTCAAGACGCGCGGTGATCGCTGCATTCTGTTCGTTGACCAGATTCAACTGAGCAAGAACGGTTGCGAGTTCTCCGGCATTCGAAGGAGCTGGAGGAGTCGACGCGGGTGGAGTCGCTGGAGGAGTCGGCGCGGGTGGTTTGACGTTCGTTGGGTTTTCCTTCAGCCAGTTGATGGCCTTGTCTCGATTTTCCTGATCCGCATCCGGTACCTGGTCGAGAAGTGCCATCAAGCCCGAATCTGACGCGTCGTCAGAAACCTTGAAGGAGTGAAGCGCCAATAAGGCGAGGATCGTTTTTTTGTTCATTGTTCCGTTTTGTTGATCCCCAACCACACTGGGGGTTTTGTTTTTTGGTATGTTAGGAGGATTGAAGAAGCAAGAAAAATCAAATCTCTTTATAGATGCCGCTATAGACATTTCAGCACTTGCCATATCGGCAAACCCATTCTTTACGGCTTCCTCTCCGGTCATCCATGTTTCTGCCGCCATCATGTTTATGATAGTGTCCCTGGGGAGCCCTGTCCTGTCATAGGCTGAGACAATGGCGTCCCGGTGCTTGTCGAGCATGTCAGCCGCCTCTCTCATTTCCCTTGCGGACCCCTGGACCATTCCAAAGGGGTCGTGAATCATCATCAGTGCATTGCGAGGCATTTCTATGACATCCGCCGCCATGCAGATCACACTAGTTATCGATGCAGCTACACCGTCAACACGGGCAGTCACTTTCCCTTTATGCCGACTGAGCATCGAATGGATGGCCATTCCGTCATGAACATTTCCACCAGGGGAGTTGATAGACACAACGAGATCACGCGTAGGGTTCACACCGTCCATCATCGCCTTGAAGTCTTTGGCTCCGATTCCTTCGTCGCTGAAAAAATCCTTTCCGATCCGATCATAAATCATGATCTCAGCCGGTGAACCATTCGGGGCCAGATTGCGAACCGAAAACCACTTGCGACCGTCAGGCTTCGGGCCATTGAAAAACTGAATTTTGCTATTCTTCATTCTGATTCGACTTTCTCTTTCTTGACCACCGGAACGACGGCAGGCTGTTTGGGCTCTGCCTTTTTCAACGCCTCCATGACGACGCCCAAAAGTTCGCCCTCTTGGAGGTTGAATTCCTTTTCCTTGTCGCGAACATACCTGCGCTCTTCAGCACGCGCATCGATCACGTCTCTCCAATCCTCGCCGCGCGGCCCGCAGATTTCATCAAGCGAAATGAATCCAGCCTTGTAGCTGTCAATCATCGCCTTGAAGTCCCTACCAAGGTCGACCACCACTGATCTAGGCGGACGGATCGTGATCTCTTTCCAGTCGACGGGCGGGTCGGAGAGTTCTCGAACATTCTTGGTTCCCCAATCCATCATGTAGAGCCACACCTCGCGCATGGCATCGGCGATGATTCCGCTGTTGGTCAAAAAGAAAGTATTGTCGCATTCGTAGGTTCCGCGAGCCACCGTCCCTTGGATCGATCGAGGAAAAGCGAGAAGGTGAGAGATTCCGGCGCCGTAGCAAACCTTGGCTTCCTGCCACTCGAAAAACCACTGAGTAGCGACAGTCGGGCGATTGCTTACGTGCTGTTCATATTCATCGCCGCTTCGCATAACAACCGCCTTCGCCCGGAACGCTTCGTCGTAGTATTGGGTTCGCTCTTGCGCTGACCCCCCCGAAGTCCCTGCGGAACCGCCTACTGTAAGTCGCTTCGCCCGCAAATTGTCTCGGTTCAGTTCCCCTGTCTTGGTCTTGATAACCAGCGTCTTTGATGCTGCCTCTTTAGCCGCGTCCATCTCAAGCATCTGAAGATCGTCCAGGTCGTGGAGATCATTCAGCACCGCGTAGAGATAAGGAAGGCCACGGAACATCGAAATCCGGGAAGGGTCTTGGACGTGAATAATTCCGCTCGCTTTGTGCTTTTGCCATTTCGCGTCCATCATCGCAAATACGCCAGAGTTGGCGCTTTCGCGAATCCAGTAGTGAACCGGCCTCCCACGCTCATCAAGTTCGATGCCGTCGATCACCATCGGATTATCCAGGAGTTCTGGCGGGGTAGATACCCGGTGAGATTCCACGAGCTGGATGCGCGGGAAGCTCTGTCCACCATCCCGGCTTCTTCCGCGTGTCTTGATCAGGAAGCACTCGCCATCGACGAACAGCGCCCGTGCAATCAGTGATTGCTCGCGTTCGAATCTGGTCTGCGATGTCAGGTTGATAAACTGCTGACTGTTTTCCCAATACACTTTCGCTGCCGCGTTCCAGTCCTTGTCTGAGGAATTCGGAACGATCTTCAAACCCTTCGGCCCTACCGTGTACTGCTCGAACAATGAACAGAGGCGTTGGACAATATAGCTGTTCCGTTCGAAGTATCTGGATTTGCGAACGATCTCTTCGCGAGTTGCTTTGTCGGCATCGAACCTGGCATCACGAACGAAGCCTGGAACAGTCGAACGCCGGGAAGTCCATCGCTGCCCTGATTCGTATCGATTGTCTGGGCCTTGCGCGATCGTGGATAGAATGGAAAGTGGGTCAAAAGGGTTCATGATGGAATCTCTTCGGAAGTGCGGAGTCCGCTGAAGTCTACAGACACGTCATCCCTTACAGCATTCATGTTGTCGAGAATTTCGGCTGCAATCGCTGAATTCTGAGCTACTGACAGACCATCAACCGCAAGGGCTGCGATTGCCTCCTCGTAACGGCGAATAATCTCCTCACTCAACGCGGCAGCGTCAGATGTGGAGAATTCCTTGGGGATTCTAAATGTAGATATGTGGCCGTTGCCCTCGGTGCCAACAAGGACAAGACCGGACTTGGTTTGAGACATTCTTGCCCGCGCAAACGCCTTTAGCGTCGTAAAGAATGTAACCGAAGCATCGTCCGCGTCCCATTGGATCGTTCGGACGAAGAGTCTCTTGATGTCAGTTTCGATATTCGCCACATCGAATCTGAATCATAGACTAGCTGTTTTTGCAAGATTCTTTACTAGCCATCCTTCCACTCATCACCTTCGCGGCGGTTCTTGTTTTCGATCTCCTTCGATCGCTCGTGATAGAGCAACCGCGCTTCGTTCGCTTCCTTTATTACCTCATTATATTCATGCACGAGTTTTTTTATATTCCTCCTGTCTTTGAAGTGCAGAAGCACCGTGATTGCAAATACTACCAAAATACCAATCGACCCACACAGGGTCGCTATTCCGTTTATCATTTCTACACTCATTATTCACCTTCTGTTGTTTGTTCTCCGCCCATATCGGAATCGATTCCAATCAATCCCGCCATCTCCAAAAGCATGGCGATATAGCACATACAGACGAATAGATCGTTTCGGGGCCTGAGTTGAACCCATACCTTTTCCTTCTGCCGCGTCTTGCCTGACTCAATCCATTGAGGCTCTTCAGCATCGTGATGCGAAAGGAAGTCTTCGGATACATCTTCAGGGATCTCGAAATCAATCAATCCCCCGCCGCCGGAAGCAAGCCATGAATACCGCTCCCTGATTCCGTGCTTCGAATACAGCCAGAACTGAGGTTCATCGATCGGATCTTGCCGGGTCTCATCCATGTTGAGCATTCCATGGATCGGTCGCTCTTGCTGGAATATCCGCAACACCGTAACCGGGTTCCCCGCCGGGTCTTCTGCCGGATGGGAAAAACCACCCTCGCCGCTTCCTTTGATCGCGCTGTATCCATGCTTCAGGCAGAACTGGTAAACGTGCATCGCGTTATGACCAGAGTCGGCGACGACCATCCTTGGGGAAACCTCATGCCTAGCGATGATCACCGCGACCTCTTCATCAAGATCGACCTTACCCTCGAACACCAACCGCACCTGGAGCCGCCCGTTCGGCAGAACCTTGGCATCAACGATCACCAACCACCAATGCGGAAACTCTCCACGGGCCTTGACACCTTGCTGGTAATCCAGTGCCGCGAACCTCTCCCGTGGCTCCGGGAGTCCGTCCCGATCCTTGACGACGTTTTGCTTCAGCGAGATCACGCCAAGAGACGGATAGTCCTCCTCGCTTGAGAATATACATTCCCGCTCGCGCAAATACTTCATATAGGGTCCAGAGTCCCCGAACCTTCTGGCCTTCAATGCTTCATGCTTCTGTATGATTAGAGATAGCCAAGGTATATAGTCTACTGATACAGCTTCAAATATATAGCTTGCCAGCGAAACCGGAGCCCCTTCATTCATTGGGTCGCTATACTTGCCACCTTTATTCATTGCGCGGCGGGTAGAGATGTCGGGGTCGTGAACCACAAACCCGCACGGCATCTGGTAACGAACCGTTCCCGCCAGTCGGGTGTAATCGTAGGTTCCATCATCCCGCCGACAACCATCGCTGTCATACCTCAAACCACCAAGATCCGGGCGAGTGTCCCTCCAATGTGTCCTCATGATGTGAAACCGCCCGCAATCCGGGCATAGAATCTGCCAATGCTGCTGAGTCCCTTGATGGAATGCCTTGTCGAGTTCACCTCCCTTTCTCCCTGCGTTGGAGATGTTTACGATCGAATGATCCCATACCGCAGTGCAGCGCCCGTTCGCCTGCTGAAGTCTTCCCGGCTCCCACCCGTCGCGCTCAACGTGGAGCTCTTCATTCAACTGACACCGGATCGACTCCGACGCAACATTCCGCGCCGTGTGAATCCCCTGCATCGTGAATGTTCTGTTCGGAAGCTGGATCACTCCTCGCTTCCAAGCCCCCGTGTTCCTCGCCGCATTCCCAGGTGCCACGGCCATAACGGCTTCCGTGCTCTTGAGGATCGGCTCAAAGCGATTGTCCCAAATCTTCTTGAAATGCTCGTCGTTCGGCCAGTTGTATTGAATGTCTCCGTAGCTTTTGAACGTAATCCAGTAGCAGAGAAGCACCTCGCCACCGGTGGTGCCCGCAGACTGAATCGGCTTCACAAGTGTAGTCGATCTCCGTTCTCTAAGGTCCGTCTTGTCAATGGGTTCCCTAATCCACGGGGTCATGTCCGGGTCGAAACCAACCGACATCGCGGACTTTGGCATCCTCACGTTCTCGCGCCCCCAATCAACAATACTGTCGATCTTCGACGGCGGAATAGAATCCCGCTTGGTTTGCGCTCTCCAAGCGTCACTGGTTGGGAGTTCAACTTTTTGCTTCATCTCAATCCTTCATGTGTTGGTCGGCTTCTCTTCGGGCGAACCTGTCTTCTTCATCATTCGGTTCCCGGTCCTCGCAAATCATCCCAAGTCGCTCATTATAAACGTATTCCCATTCCGTTAGCCTCTCCTGTTCTTTCTTCAGTTCGAATCCTTTTGTTCTGGCTTCTTCGACTTCTTGGCCAGCTCTTCAAACCTCCGCCGGAACTCTGTTTTGATTCTCTCGATCGTCTCTTCCGCGAGCTTCGACATTTCCACTTTGGATAAACCTTCAGCCCTTTGCGGGAAATCCCCTACGAACATCCGGTCTAATTCTCCAAACATCATCGCCATTGAGCTCTTGTCCTGAGCCTCGACCTCATCGCGAAGGATGAACTTCCCCTCAGCTGCAAGCCGCGCATTCCGCTTCGTGATCCAATCCTCTTTTTTAATTTCCTCTGCGTAGTCCAGTTTCACGTCGTCACCGTCCTTGGAGTTCGCCGGGTCAAAATACCACCGCAACCACTCCGAGAAAAAGATGCGCTGCGACCGGAACGACGAACATCCCCTCCCTCGTGACTCAATGAATACATGCTTTGGAACTCCCGTGGATGAAACTGCCTGGGCAATGCTCTCGTATGTGGACTGTAAACCGTTGACATCCAACATCCTGAGTATCTTCGCTTGCTTCGTGTTGGGCTGCTTTCCCTTCTCGATGCTGCGAACAGCTTGGTTCAGTTCTGCAATTTTCGTTTTTTGGTCTTCGTTCATAATTCCACGGGAGTTCGTTTCTAGGGCTCGTGAGGGTTAAGCATTAGCAGCTGAAAGACGGTCTAACACATACCCCTCAATTTCTTTCGCATGAGCCTCCAAGCCTTTTGATTGCTTGTGAAATTCATTTGCCCTTTTAAGAAGTTCTTCGTTTGAAATGAGATCGATCGGAACAAGTTGTCGTTCATCACCCCGTTCGACAGTGTAGGCTTCCTGCAAGTATTCGTAGCCACGAAGCGGCATTTGAGCATTGTCTTCAGCTTTGTCGTATTTACCGACTGCCTTCTTCACTAAGCGATAAACGTGTTCTCTCGCGCAGAGCGAATAAAAAGGCACCCCATCACCTCCAATTCCACCCTGTGATTTAATGATTTCGTTGACTGCCCACGGCATGTGGACAATTTCACCGTTCCTGATTTTGTCAGCGATCAAACGGTGTGCTACTTGGTCTAAGTCCTTTGGGCTCATAGTTTTTCTATTATTCGGATTAGGTAGTTTTCGATTGTTTTAATGTGTTTTCGGATTGCTATTCGGCCTTCTGGGTGCAATCCATCCACCACATCCTGTGGATCGTATAGTTCTGTTTCTTCAGCGAAGTTTCTCACTGATGGACCAAAATACATTCCAGCTTGGAATGCTTTCTTAGTGATTCCGCGTTGTTCGTAAACCGGGATTCCTTTCGCCATCTTCCACTCCACGTCGCTCTGGTAATCCTCTCGACGGGGTTCAGGTTTCGGCTTCTTGTTGGTCCCCTGTTCAGCAAGGCTCGTGATCGTCGGCGGTGATTCGCTTTCAACCT